TCCACATCGTTACTTTGCTGGGAACCTTACACCACTTGTAAAAGATGGTGGAATGAAGGTGCGATTTGTCGGGGTTTGTAACCCTTGGCTAAATCACATGCTAGGTAACCTGAAGTCGTTCTTATTCTCTTGCCTGGCCAAACTCAGTAATGATTGTACGTTGGATCAAACCAATGGAAGGTCATTTTTGTGTGCGGCGACAATTCGTGCTGATAAGGAAATCAGTTGTATTGATATGACTGATTGGACTTATCACTTCCCAAACATTATACAGAAACTCATGCTTAAGTCCCTTGGTGTTCCATCTGAGACCATACAAGCTATGTTTGATAGCTATTGGAGTACAGTGGTGGACCTCGGACCTAACGCTCAGTTCTTTACACAAATCCGCAAAGGTCAGGTGATGGGCTTAGGCCCATCTTGGCCTCTTGCAGCTTTGTGTCACCATTGGGTGGTTTGGGACTTGTGTCAACAGGTCGGAGTCAACTATGAGGAAGTGAGCAGAATTCTTGGTGATGACTTGATCCTTACAGATCATACCGTTGCCGAGAAGTATATGCAACTCATGGAAAGTTGGCAGGTGCCTGTGTCGAAGGGGAAAACCTTTCAATCTTGTAATTTTGGAGACTTCGCTGGCCGTTCCTACCTTAATGGTGTAGAGATACATCCTTTAAGGTTTAAAGGGGATTGGCAGACTTTTAGGAGTAACAAATGGGAGTTGATTTCAGTCTTGGGTAAGAGACCATATTTCCAGATACTGGATTATATGTTGTCTTCCAAGCAGTCATCTCTCCGTAGGACCGCCCTAGAATCCATCCAGGATTGGTCTTTACCAACCCCTTGGGGACTAGGTATGCGATTGCCGTACAAGATACTGTCAGCGAGCAAAGTTAAATTGATGTGCACTAACTTCCTGTTGAAGGAAGCAAGAAAGTATGTGGCGATCAACTTTGGTACTAATGTCCTTCCATCTCGGGTTCGTCCCTTGATGAAAAGGCTTAAGCTGACACAGGAAGATTGGCTAACCTCCTGGGAAAAAGACTTTGAAAGCGTTGTATCGCAAGTAGAAGTTCGGATCCCGGTAGGGATGCAACCTCTCGACCGAAAATATGCAGATATAGCGAGTAGGAGTATTCAGACCCCTCCTCTTCAGCTCGGGTGTCCGGAGTGGTTACACCGGATCCCGTCAC